ATTCAATTTCTCAAGAATAGTTGCTTCCATCTTATTTCCATCTTTGACAGTTGAAAGATTCTCTTGTTCAGTCTCTAATTGTTCTTTGAGTTTTTCAAGCTCAGTTCTTCTTTTTCTTAAATCTAACTCGTATTCGTTATTCTCAAGTTTAACAGATTCAAGCTTTTCCTTAAGTTCAGCAACTTCTTTAGTTACGTCTTTAACCTGAGTTAATGCTTTTTCTCTTGCTTTAACTTCAGAATTTAATTCTTCAATACGTTTTAGAATTAAAGCCTTCTCTTCTTTTATTTCAACATTAGTAGCAACCTTAAGTTCTACTTGTTTTTTTCCTCCAAATCCCATGATGTTTTATGTTAAGAAACTCCTATTACGGCATCTAACGTACAAGAAGAATTAGTAACTGTACCAGTTCCCTTAACGCTTACTCTGATATACCTGTCTTTTACTTCAATAGGTAATCTGTATTTACCAGTACTCACAAGCTTGTGTTCTCCTAGTGAGATGGTTTCTACGGTTGCAGAGATAGCTCCGAAAGTCTCTTGATACCAGTTTGTGTTATCAGAAGAAAATTCTACCTTAACCCTGATGTCATCAAGACTACCCTTGGTGTAATCAACTAAAACTACTAATTGATTACTTAGCTCTACATTACTCAATACTGTTCCAGCTACATATCCAGTAGTTAGAATAGCTGCACTCCTGATGCTCTGCGTTTTCCATTCTTGAAATTGTCCCATATTTTTAAATTAAATAACTATTCAGGTTTTACTTCTTTCACTGTTCCTAGTTCTACAGGAACATCCATTGCTGCTTTTTCCTCCTGCGCTTTTTTAGCAATCTCTTCATTTACTTGCTTAAATTTAGCTTGTAACATTTCAATGTTAGCAAGTGTATCATAAGCCATTGCTTTTAATTCTTTAAGTTCCATATTAGTCTTGTTCGTTAAATGATATTGCTTTTGCTTCTGCTATTCTGTTTACTAGAGTTTCAGCTTTCATTGTTGCAGCTCCTCTAATCTTAAGTCCTTTAGCCTCCTCTTTAAGAAGTGCTAATGGTGTTTCTGAAGCAGCTTCTACAATCTTTGGATTAGTAGTCGCTCTTTCATTAATAGCTCCACGTCTAGATATTCCAACAGGTGACATCTCTTCACACATTGGGAATGCTTTTTTCTCTGGAACATACTCAGCTGTAGTATAACTCCATCCTACTCGTGTGCTTACGAACTTGTCTGCTAGTCTTTTAGGCATACAAGATTTGACTCCATGTGGATTCTTAATCCACGTTGGTTCATTTTCGTTGCTCTTCATGATTACATTTGGTTAAATAATCTTTATAAAGCCCCCGAAGGGACTCTAAAAAACTACTAAACAGTAGCAGTTAGAACAGTGTAATATACAACTGTATTAGCTCCTGGGTCAGCAGAAAATGTGAAAGTAACTGTGTTCGTTGTTGGTACAGCTAAATCAAGATAACCTGCGTTAGTCTTAGATTTAATTGTAGCAACTACAATATCAGTAGCAGCTACACCAGTAATGGTGGCAGCATCTGAAGTTCCTCCTCCTGCGTAAGCATGCGCTCCTGCAAATTTAACTACGTGAGATGGTGCTATAATTGTAGCTAAATCAGCTAATTCAATAGTAGCATCTAGGATTTTAGCCCCAGTCACTGCATCTGCATCAATATCAGCAGTCTCAATAGTATCTACAGTTCCAGGCGTAACTCCGTCTCCAGAGGTAGCCATTAAGTTTAATTCAATATCAGCCATAAAATTATCTTTTAAAAAATGTTGGGGGAGGTGTATTCAAATGCCTCCCCCAGTTTGTTTAGCTCTTTACCAAGATTCCAAAAGAATCTCTCATTTCTTTAACTCCATAAACTGCATCGCATACAGCTAGTGTAGATAAATCTCTCAATTCATACTCTGTTTGCATTCTAGGTGATTGTGCCATTGCCAAAGCCAAAGCTTCTTTATGGAACATCATGTTGTTAGTGTTGTTTCCACTCTTAACAAGATTAGTTGACATGTAAGTAGAAACTCCATACAAATTTCCGATAGAACCTGTTTGTACTGGTCGTCCTTCTATATAGTCAGAAGAAGTGTAAGCAGCCAAATCAAGTAAGTCTCTTTTTACGTCAGGTCTGAAAACGAAAACTCTGTCCATTTCTGGAACGTCGTTCAAATCTAATTGTTCAATAGAATCAAGAACTACATCAGTTGTAATAGCTGTGTTGTAAGTTCCGTAAGTCTGTGAAAGAGCAGCAGCTAATGCGCCAATTGAAGAATCAATAGCTTTAGCCATTGCAGTTGAAGCTCTTTCTGTATACATGTTTCTCAAGTCTCTGTTAGACTGAAGTTCAGCAATGTCTTCTACTTCATAAGATACTTCCTTATGTGTATCAATAAGAATGTCTGTGTTTGTCTCTGTTGGTGCTTGTGGTGATACGCTTGTATTAGCAAGCTTATCGTTAGCAACCAAGTTAGATAAAGATGGAACGTGGATTGTATCTCCAAGTTTAGCTTCTTTATCAAATCTCCATACTAGAGGAGCTAAGACGAATTTTGGGTTTGTAGCCTTTATGATTTCTTTACTCCAAATCTCTGGGATAAATACATCTGCTACAGTTGTTGTTATGTTACTCATTGTAATCTTTCGTTAATAATATTCTCTCCTGCTCTTTCCCGCTCTCTTTAACTCTAGAATCCGAAGTCAATGCCTAGAAATACGTCTCCATCTCCTGTAGCAACTCCAGTAGCTTGTGTACCGATTTCAACTAGAATGTCGTCAGCAGCAGCAAACTCTACGTAAGGGTTAGCATCTGTAGCGTAAGTTCCATCTACAGCAAATCTAAATGATGCTCCAACAGCAGCGTCATCAGTTAGTGTAATAGTTCCTACGGTGTTTCCAGCTACCTTTAGTAAAACTGTACCATCAGCTGTCATTGTTCCAGTAGCTTCAGTAAGTACACCGAAACATTCTTTTACATTGATTGTACCAGCGACTGGTGCATCAATGAGGTACATGTCAGTACCAGCAGCTTCTGATACGTTCATAGCGCCTTCTTTTTGATAAACTTTAATCATTGTTCTTGTCCGTTAATTGTTATAATTCTCCTTTATCATACATATCAACTACTTCAGCAAATTCTTTTGAATTTGGGTCAAGAGTCTTAATGTATTCAGGAGTAATCTGTTGTCCTACCTTACCACTAGCAGATGTTGTAACATCACTTGAAGGACTTAATCCTTTGCGTTTTACAACTTTCTTTCCAGAGTTTTGAAGTATCTCAGCAGCTTTAGTTAATGGAATCTTCTTCTTGAATGCCATGAATTGTGCAATCTCCATTGTATCATTATCTAATCCAGTTTCAGCTTGCACTTTACTTTTCTCACTTAGCATAGATTGTTGTGCTAGAATTCTTTGTACCGTAGATTCTACGTCTTGTTTTCTAGCAACTCCTAATTTATCAAGAGTTTCCATTGCCGCTTTCTCTTCTTTAGATAAACTATCATCAGGTGTACCAGGTTTCACATCAGCTAGAATCTCTTCTTGCTTACGTTTCAACTCTTGCGTTTTGCGAGTATAATCGCTGGTTCGCATGTAACCCTTCTTTAATTCATCTAATGGAACTTTACTTCCATCAGAGAGTTCTACCTCTTCAACTGCTTCTTCTGCCTCGCCCTCTTGGGACTCAAGGTCTGGTTGGTCTTGTGACTCCTCTTGAGATTGTTCTACTACTTCTTCTGTAGTTGATTCCTCTTTCGGTTGGTCTGTAGACTCCATTACTTCATCCTTATTAGTCATCGTGATAAGTTGGTTAATAGACTATTACGTGGATACAGGTGAGAGCAGGAAACCTATACCCACAGAGCAATCTACTAATCACTTCGTGTTTCTACAAATGAAAGAACATTCTTTATCGCTCTGACTTCAGCCTGCACCTCAGCAGCTTCATCAGAGTGTAAACTTATAAAATCTAATTGCTCTCTTTTTATTCTAATTGCATTCTTAAAATAATTCTTTAACGCTTTCCATCCTGGTGAGACAAGCATTACCTTAATTGCCTGAGATTCCTTTTCCAAATCTTCTGACAATAACCTCTGTTCACCAGTAAGAAGGTCAATTTCTTTCTTCTTATTCACTGTCGCTTTATACTGTTCTAATCCCATCATATCTATATCTGATTATTCGGCTGAGAAGGCTGCAATGGTGCCGCTCCGCCAGGCTGTGCAGGATTTGACGGCATCGCATTCCCACCTTCTTGTCCTGGAGGAAGTTGTTCCATTCCAGGCTGAGGTTGTGGTTGCTCCATTATATACTCTTCTGGATTCGCTTTATTATAATTGTCTCGTAATAAGTCTTTAAATATCATCGGTAGATTCACTGGCACTCCCATAGACGCGAACTGTACAGCTGTATTAGCCATATTAACTGCATCCTGAGCTTTACCTTGTGCTGTACCATAAGAGGTGGAACCAGCTTCAACTTGTACTCCGTACTTAATTAAAGCATCTTCAAACACAGATTTGTCAACGATTGTAAACTTATCTGGTACGTCCTGTAACGCAATAGCCTCATCCTCCATATCCACTTCATCTCTTTTCCTTCTAACGATAATCTTATCTTCTCCAAATTTCTCTGCTAACGCTAACCATTGCTGTCCTAATTCTGAAATTGCATCTTCTAAATGGTCAATTACGTTAGAAGTCTGACTAGACATCTGAGCATCTCTGCTCTGGATACCAGTAGCCGTATTGTTAAATCCACTAGCTCCACCTCTATCAGTGTAATCTAATGTTTGTGAAATAGTTTGAAAATCTCTGTTAATCTGCGCCTCTTCATTGATACCACTAACAGGTGGCATAGGTTTATCTAGCGGTCTAAGCACTGATGAGATGTCAGAGCCAATAGGTAGGTCAACAGGTATAATGTTATTAGGTTTGTGTACTAATTGACTAGGATTGATATTAGCATTCTTGTTATACATCCATTCAGGATAATTTATAGCATTGTTAAAATCAGTTCTAGCATTTCTAATATTATTATATTCAATCTGTAATCCTTCTAACGGTTCAACTTCTCCAATACCATGAAACTCACCAGAAGATACTCTGTCAGTAAACTTAACAAATGGTCTGAATCCTAAGTCATTAGGTTCACATTTAATAATGTATTCAGGTTGTTTGTCTTTCACAACAGCTACAATATGATACTCAGCTTCATCCTCTGGTTTCCCAGTAGGTGAAAATAAACCCCAGTAATCACATAATATCATCTTAGTCTTATCTATCTCTTCTGAACCTATCTCAATTCCTTGTTCATCTCTTTGCTCCTGTTGCTCATGTACAGTATAATCATCATTGTTATTTAAACTTTCTACGTCCTCAGACTTCACTTCAGATAAATCATATTCATCTTTCATGTCATATATGGTAGACCATCTAACATCATTCATGAATTCCATAACTCCAACTCCATCTTGGAAAGTCTCAACTCTAGGGTCAACTTTATAATCAAATATGGAAATAATCTTAGCAGTTGGGTGTTCAGTAACTACTTCTAGCTCCTCAACCTCTTCTTCAACAACTTCTCCATCTTCATTAACTCCAGCTTCCATCGTAACCACCTTCTTAAATACTTGCTTCCAATCTGATTTAACAGCTCCTACACCATAAATGAATCCTTGTTTTACCCAAAGTTCACTCAATGTTCTCATCTTATTCAAATACCACCAATAATCTAATGTCTCTCTGGCTATCCCTGTTACTTCTCCAGCAGCAGGTATACGCGCAGATACAACAAATTTAGGATTGTGCTTAACAATCGCTGGTGCTTTTTTCTCAATTATCTCAAATATCTTCGGAATGAAAACATTACTTTGTCCAGGTGCTTTCATTTGATTTTCAAATGTCCTGTACATCTCCCACCAATCTAACCACTTCTCTCTTAGCCTGTTGTTCAGTGTGTCGAACTCAGCGTTTACGTCCTGCAACCACTTAGTGGCCCTCTTCTTAATCTCTGGTTTAATTTTTGCCATAATATGTAAATAAACTTATGTGGGGCTATAATATTCCTCATCCCTCCCTCTACTTCGAAGATTTTTAATTGGCTTGTGAACCCCACATTCGCACAGGATTAAATCCTATCTGCGTATTTTAAGCCCACATAAGACTATTTACGTCTGAGTATATCATGTAAGTGTATAGCTCTCCGTGGTGGAATCTTTCCCCATATCTTTAGAAATCCTCCGCATTCACTGCTATCACATTTAATATCTCTTCTTCTAATGTCAACTTCTTCACTTCCGAATAATAACTTGATTTTATCTGCAAATACGTTATGGTGTAGTCCACACTTCTTACAGATTGCTTTCCAACCAACGTGGTCGTACTTGCGCTTCTCCTTATCAGCTCTATCTAATATGTCTTTTATCGCCATATTGCTCTTTCTATTTATCTGACTCCATTATACTCCTATTTTGACAAAAAGTCAATAGATGGTTATTATTACATGTAAGGTTTACCAGCTTAAAACCATATTTGTGGTTTTAAGTAAACATTACTAAACGTAAGGTTTACCATCAATACCGTACTTTATACCAGCTTCTTTAGCTAAGTCAATACCCGACCCTCTATCAATCATTGGTCTTCGTAATAATCCTAATGTCATGGCTAAGCTATCTATTATATCGTCATGTTTACCACTAGGGAAGCGTTTAAGCTGGTCTTCTAGTTCATCCATACCTGCTGGAGCGTGGAATATCTTATTATTAGCATAAAATGGAATTAAACCTCTAATCTTACTCTCTTTATTGCTTCTTGTTCTAATTTGTTCTACAGGTAAGTAACGCCCTCTAGTCTGTCCAGCTAAACGCAGATAATGAAACATACTTTCCTGGTAACCTACGCTCTCAATACCTATATAACCGCCAAATTCATTGTATCTATCGTATATCTCATCAATAACTTCACTCGGATTAGCTTTCCAGTTCTTATATTTAACTACATAGATGTTATCATGTGCATCAAAAGCTACAGTAAGCACAACTGAATCATCAGCTGATTCTTTCTGACTAATAGCGAGGTCAACCGTAGTAACATATCTAACTCCTTTAGGTATTCTCTTCCAATAATCAAACCATTCATTATGAAAGTCAGCACCCTCCTCAGTTACAGGGTCTTGCTGATACAACGCACCCCAATCTCTTAATCCTATCGCACTCTTGATTTCAGCTAAACCTGTCAAATCATATTTACTTTCCCATAAAGGTTCACCTATCTTTCTGTATGATTCCTGCTCAATAGATACAGCGGGAAATCTGATTACATCCCACTTTCCTTGCTCTTTTTTATGTTCAGGGCATTTCTCCCATTTATTCTTTGATTGAATAAAGGTATAACCCTTCTCGCCCTCAAGCTGTAGTAATCTACCTGCTAAATCATCATCATGCCATCTAGTATTATGGCTGACTAAACCATTAGCAATAAAGTTTTCCGTTCTCTCTACTTGAATATCAAAAACATCTTCATACCCATGCTCAGAAATATCAACTATTTCATCAAGAGTTATTTCGTAGGTACTCAACTGCGCTGAGCAAGACTTCTTCAGTTTTTGCGTATCCAACTGCGAGGTTGCAGTCGTTACAAAGGAGTCCTCTAACTCTCCCTGTTTCATGGTCGTGGTCAACACAGAGTTTTCCTCCCCAGTGCGCTCTGACGTTTTTCCCTGGGAATTGCTTACAGATTGCACACTTTCCTTCTTGTTCCTCAAGCATTCTTTCGTAATCTTCAAGCTCAATTCCGTATCTATGTCTAAGCCTTGCTGCGTGTCTAGACTTAGGGTTGACTGATGGAGGTCTATATCCACTTGCCCATTTATATTTGTTATAATGGGAGTTACAGAACTCTTTACATTTTGCTGGCTTATTACATCCTTCTGCTTTACAGACAACTCCTTTGTATGCTCCCCATTTTTTACACTTACAATCTTGTCCCCCAACTTTAAGTCCTTCAGCTTTACCCATTCTAGTTTTTGGTTACGTTTTATAAGAAACGGATGTCTCTCATTTGCTGTAACCAGTATACCTGAACTCGTCCTGATTGTTAAGGTAAAATCAGAACCTTGGTTAGCCCAATGCTTTACCTTAGCCGTTGATAACTTATTATTTTCATAAGTTGCAACTTCATCTCCAGGACGAATATCTTTCAATTCCTTCTCTGTTCCATCACTCATTAGAACTTTTGTGTCACCCACCATACACATAATAACAATAACGGCACCATCCTTCTCTAAACGTGTATAAGCAGTCGACGTATACCAATCCCATACCTTCTTTCTGTACGTATCTGAATCCGCCTCTTCTCTATTCTTAATCGGGTCATCAATAATTAATACATTAGCACCTTTACCAGTAATAGCACCACCTACACCAGTAGCAGTAAAGCCTCCTCTGGCACTTACCTTCCAGCTTGTAGCACTTTTACTACCAGTTTGTAATTTACATTCAGGGAATATCACTGCATGTAAAGGGTCAGCTACAGTAGTTCTAGCTTTTCTACCAAATTCTTCAGCTAAATCAGCGGAATAAGAACAACACATAACTTCCTTATACGGATTTTTGCCCAAATACCACGCTGGAAACTTAATCGTAGCTAACTCAGTCTTACCATGTCTAGGCGGCATAAACAACATAAGTCTTTTACACTTACCACTGGCTACGTCTTCAAGCTTCTTCGCTATCAGTTCGTGATGCCAGTTCGGTGCATACCCCTTCTGCATCAGTATCGCATAATCCATCAGAGACTTCCTCGCCATTGATAACATCGCTTTCGTTTCGCCCTCTGAATACTCCCGCTTGTCCGATGTCGTAGTTGTCTCTTCTTTCAAGTAATCTTCTTGCTGCATCTTCGCTAATATTTAAGTTGTACTCCACTACCTTGTCAGCTTTCTTATCATTAAATATGTTTTTAAACTTACCAAGCATCTCTAATGCCTTTAATCTATCCGCATCCCGCTTAGCATTCTTACTTAAGCTAGCTATATCACTTACAATAGAATCTACACTGACACCCTGCGTTTCTAATACCTGATTCAATAACTCCTGTACTCGTAAGCTAGTACATATCTTAACTCCTTTCTTAAACACAATCTCAGTAGTGTGATTCTTGTATCCTGGTAAGAAATCTCTAACAGTAGCTACCAAGTTACCCTTCTTCTTTACCAATAAATCTACAAATTCCCTGGCACGTAATTCTGGCGCAAAAACATTGTAAGCATCCATGTCCTTTACCTCTACCTTCATATCTTTAGCCATCCGAGTCATAAGACTAATCTTCTTCTTATCATTGTCAGTCATCCGCTCTGGATATATTAAGTTACTTCCTTTTGGCATATTACTTCTCGTTAAGTGCTAACCATAATTTCGCTACTGCTTCTTCTGGGGTTGAACCAAATGAGATGTTACTCCAGGATTCGTTGTAGTTAGGGTCTTTAAATCCAGAGTTCCATTCATTACCCGAAAACTGTAAACAGAATTCAAACTCTCCAATATCTTCTCCCCACGGAAAATCTTTAGACTTCTCCCCACACGCCTCTATAAGTTCTGAGAGGGTGGGGATGTAATAAACGTAATTTCCCTTTACCCCATACTCATTAGTCCACTCGGCTCCAAGTATATAGCTCTCTTCTGGAGCATCCTTCCTCTGCGGAAACCCTGCCTCCTTTAATTTCTTTGCTAGTTCGTAATTAATCATTTACCTGCTCAGGTTAATTAACTGTTTGATTACAGTATACTCTACCATCCCGTAATTGTCAAGCGTGCCATGAGTGATTCTATCGAGCTATAACGATTTGAAACATCAGGAATGAATATACCCTCATCTTTTATAGTTACACGCCTGAGAACGTCTAAAAAGGTGGTTAGATTCGAAACCAGACGAGGAACATCACACGACACCCAGTGTAGGTTCACAATAGAATCATAGAACAGGTAAGTGAGAGCTTGTTAATATCCACGAATCCTTTTATAATCTTCAACCTTTATCCATTATAAGAATCTAGTTTATAAGTTATTAGTAAATATACTTATAAATATCTATAAGAATATATATATATATATAATATAATATATAATATAATATATAATATAATATATAATATAATATAACTTCTTACATAAAATATAATAATTAAAGAA